GGCAGACACCGGAAATCGGTTCCTGTTTTTATGTCAGTCCCAACAATTGTATATTTGTCCTGGTCAACTTCCCTCCAAAATGCCCCTCTGCCGTATGTGACGTCTGCTACTGTATCCCCGGCCTTGAAATAGAGATCAACCACCTGGGATAGCAAACCGGCGTTGTTCCCGGTATGTACTGTATATATCGCATTGTTCATTTTTATTCCGGGAGTAAAGAGTACTCTTTCTTGCGGCCGCAAACCTCTTTTCCCCTTTTCTTTATTTGTCAATCCCAATTACCATTCTGATTCTTCTGCAAAATCGGCAAGGCTCATTTGCCCTTCCACGTTTTTATCCTCCATCCACCAAAGGAAAACATCCCACCCGTTTTTCCATCCCTTTCGCGCATCCAATCGTTCTAACATCCTGTCAAATGCTCTTACATATGCTCTTTGGTAAGTCGGAAAGTCTGCGAAATGTTTCCATCTCCCCATACCGGACATAGGGCATCCGATACAGCCAACCCGCCTATATCCCCAATCATATAGCTTGTTGTACTTTATCCGCTCCGACCTGATGAAATCCCATATATCGCGGTGCGTCCAATCAATAATCGGATTGACAACCATCTTGTTTTTTTTCATGCAGTGTTCTGTTAATTTCCGTTTCTCCGAATTGTCGTTCATTAGCATGATTTCATCAGAAATTGTTGTCTTGTTTTTTTTAGCCGAAGTGATGGTTTCGTAAGCTGCTCTATCTGCTCTTGCATTACTTTCGTCCCACCGGACACCAGTAGCAATGAAACGGTTAGCACACCCTGTTTCTTTCAAAACCGAGCAACAATATCTCATTGTCCTTGACGGCGGCATTTTTTTGTCTGGAATTAATGTCCACATTGTTATTTGCTTGCCTTGGTATGTAGGCATTGTTATATTTGCTTCAATCCCCATCAATTCCAACTCTCTAAACTTTTCCCTGATATGATATACCGTCGGTGGTGCATCAACTGTCGTGTGGCTATTGTGAACCTCGAATGGCACACCCGAACGTTTAAACAATTCCAGCATCACATCACTATCTTTCCCGCCTGAATATGTACATACCAGAGGCTGCCCGTAATGGTGCAAGCTCATGTCGCTGGCTATCTGTATTCTCTCAATTGCTTTCTTCTCCAAGTCCATGCTTGATATCCTCACCGCCTTTCTGATCAATCTAGCTTTAATTTACCCATCGCAGAAATTGCCGATAACTTCATAATCTTTTCCCTGAATCTCCTGGTCATTTCCGTATTCAGGTAAAATTATAGGAAATCTCAAACCGTCTCCCAGCAGTATGTCATACCTTGCATCAACCTCATTCCAGGACACTGTTACCCGATGAAATGCAGCCCCTCGCTTTTTGCATCTAACAATATCATTTTCAAATATTCTTCGCCCGTTCTTGTCCCAAAGGCCAGTAAATTGACATAGCGTTTCGGGGACAATATCCATCTGTAACTTCCGATTCGGAAGTCCCCAGTCCGTCATCCAATCAAATAACAGATAATGTTTAGTATTTTCCGGATTATTTTCATAATCACTCTGTACGCAATATGTGGTTTCATCAGTCTGCCAATAATACCCCTCGCGCCAACCTTCACCGTCTTTACCCTTTGCTTTAAATAATATCTCTTTCATTTACTACCTCCATCAAATTTAAATTCGCCCGAACATTTCAATTTGCCCATCTGTCATCTTTCGCCGTCCGAAGCCCATCGTCAAACCACCGGTTACAATTCGGGCAATACCTCCAGTCAGCGCTTAACTCCTCGCTACAATTTCCATCTGCATCTTGGTTGCCAGAAATGTATTCTTCATACATCCATCCCAGCATCATCAGCAGATCGGCCTTCGTGGTTGCGTTATGTGTTGCTAAATTTAATTCATTTTTAATTATTTCTATTTTTTCGCTGCTCGGCATGTCGCGAAAAACTTGCTCGTTGTATTTCATGTTCCTATCTCCTTTCCTATGTTGGCGGCCGGTGGTAATCGCCGGAAATCCTTCCCCGACCTCTGACCCGCTCAATAATTTCGGATGTCATCCGACTGATCGCTTCTTCCAGCAGTGGATACTTCTTTTTCATGTTGATAGATTCCTCGTGGAGCGCTTCCCATATTTTGGCGTAATCATCTTTTGATGAAAGGTCTTTGTACTTGTTCCAAAAATTCAACCAGACATCATTGAAGCTGTTTTGAGCCTCTTTATCCGTCATACTACCTCCTTTCCGTTACAGAGGGTTACAACTGTCTGTAACCGTAAACCCTTGATTTTACTGGCTTTAGAGGGTGCGGTTACAGGGTTACAGGGTTACAACGTTTTTTTCTCACGTGCGCGAGGTGTATGTAAAACATGTTTTTTTTCTCTCGCAATGTGTCTCCCTATAAGCTTATAAAAAGTCTGTAACTTCTGTAACCCTGTAACCATGCCCCTCAAACCCGCATAAATGCTACATTCTTCGGTTACAGAACTGCTAAAAATCCCGTAACTTTTTGCGTTTTTCCTGTAACGGTCGCCTATTTAAACGGCAAATCCGTGTTTCCGACCGGATCAAACTCTATTTGCAGGGACTCCGCCATGTTAATACATGCGCAACGAGTAGCCGTCCCGTTGATCTTAGTTGACTTGTACAGACTGTCTTTTCCCTTGTCCAACCTGCCCGCCTGATCAAGCCATGACAGAAGGGCCTTGGGATTATAGCCACCATCTTCGCACACCTGTTCGAAATTACGCTTAATGAATCGCAATTCGTCACCCATGACGGTGCCAAAACAGGGATCAAAACTGGCCTCAAATTTGGCTGAATTGCTCACGTAATACTCTTGTATGTATTCGTACCCTCGAAGCCCAGCGTCTACGTTATCCTTGCTGTGCAGGTATTTTTCAATATCCTCCACCGTAAGCCCTCTACCGTCGCAAAACAGCCATTCCGTGGCCAGAGCGTCCGCCGTGAGGATGGCAGCCGCCGCCATGGTCTGTTTTTCCGTGCTGGCCGTACCAAGGTCTTGATAATAGCTCTTGTATAGCCCCACCGCCTTTTCTCTCGCCGCATCTGCGGTCATGAAGCCCATGAACAGCTTTCCGGCATGTCCGTAGTTATGTCGGATACCGTCCAATAGCGTCGGCGCGTCGGCAAACAGGTTATCCCGACATTCGATCTCTATAATCCGGTTCATAGCTCCGGCACCGGATGCCGCATGGGTGATCGGGCTTTCTCCGGACGTGATAATACAATTCTTCCATACAGGCGTCTTTTGCAGTCCACCGGTCTTAGCTCCCCTTGTCTTGCCCACTCCCTCGCACAGCATATAGACTGCTTGTTCAAAGGATTTTTTGTCTTTCACCAGCTGAAATTCGTCCAGAACCAGCGGCAGGTTGTTGACAAAACTCGCTTGCTGTTCTAGTCCCACAAGGGTCCCATTGAACGTCTGCATATAGCCCGCGCCGTCGCCAGGGTCTGCCCACACGGATACTGCAAGCAGCTGGGCAACTGTTTTACCGGTTCCCGATCCGCCCCAAAAATGAACCATAAAATTCAGTTTTCCGATCGTCTTAAGGATTACCGATGCAAAGCTTGACGCCAGGGCAATCCGGGCCGGCGAGTTGGTCTTTCGCACGTCTCTCGCGATCTCAAGCCATTCCTCAAACGTTCCATGCGTTCGGACGGCCTGGAATATACTGCGGAAATTGTCCAACCCATCAAATTCCAGATTCTTCATGTAAGGACTGAACATCCCGTTAGATGTCCACCCAAGGTGACTTACTGACTGCACCTCGGGAATTGTGTTGTGGTTCAGATCGTCAATATCCTGGAGGTATTCCACCAAATATGATGCGTTCTTGTCGGAAACCGAAACATCCCTGTCAGCCAATTTTTTTATTTCCCTTGCACTGAATAACATACTCTTGTCGGCCACTACTTCTTTCCAATCCCTGAAATCCCGGCGAAACATCAGTTTCAAGCGCACGGTTCCATCGTCGATGTTTACCAGCCGCTGCACCGGCAGAATCGGGTGGATGCAAGCCACGTCCATTCCCTGATTGTCATTTCTCCGGACAATGCCGTGATCGTCAGCCATCCAATCGCCGGTAAAAAGCTCAATTGGCTGATCCCGGAAGTTGGTCAGGTTGTTGACAACGCTGTTTATGCCGCCTTTTCGTTCCTCATGCTGGGCAAAGTAAGCCTTAACCATTGTTCCAAAACGCTTAAATCCTGCCCGCTCGGCGTTGGCTGACAACGCATTGAATAGCTGCATGTAGGCAAAACCATCATCCTTGTGACTGAACAAGAGGGAGTAGGGCGCTTCTGTGTTAAATTCGTCTTTTGTGAATTCCTTCCACGGCTCATTCATCCTGTCGTCTCATTTCCTCCTGCTCCTCCCTTGTCCCGCTTGCAAGAACTTGGTATTTTCGCTCGTTTTGAATCATCATTTCAACAGCTATACACTGCTCATCTGAAAAAGGAGGATACAACGGAATCAACTGATCCAAGAGCCGCAACAATCTACACACTTGAAAGAGTCGCGTTTTTCGCCAGTCCATAAAAGACCTGTTCTCTGCCTCGATCAAGGCGCGCTTTTGCTTTGACTCTGCCTTTTTTATTGCCTCCATTTTCCGGCTAATCAATTTGCCTCACGCCCTTCCAAGAGTTCAATTATCCGTGTCCCCGTGTGTAGCTTGTCACAAAACAGAAATTCCGTGTTATACTTCCGTTCCATGGTTTTCAGTATCTTTTCCAGTTTCTCGCCGGTGACGGCTTTAGGGGATGATTTTAGGCGGGGATTAGTCCATTTGTGCACATCATCAATGCTCTTGATCTGATTGCTATGCTCGACCAAAACAATCACCTTTACCCCGATTTCCTGCGCCCTCCGCAGTTCGTCTGTGAACCGCCTGTGGCCTTGGCAGACGTTGCTTGTCAGTTCCGTCAGATTTTGTTTGCGGTCAATGATCAGCCGCGGGTTATCAAAATTCATGTAGTCACCAACATGAAGCTTACTTATAAAGTGCTGTACTCCCTGCTGATCAAATGTTTCTACGATCTTGCGGATTGCGCGGGCCTTTTCGCGTGAATCAATTTGTATTACCATCTGCTGACCTCCTTAGTTAAATGGCAGGGCATCGTCCTCAACCCCATCAGGGATATTCATAAATCCGTCACCGATTGCGCTTGACGGGGCCGGTCGGCTGGTTGGCTGATAATCGCCTCCGTTATTGGCAGAAGGGGCTTTGCTTTCACCAAATTCCACCTGGTCAACAATTACGTCCGTGGTATAGACCTTCTGCCCGTCCTTGTTCGTGTAAGAGCTGGTTTGTAATCTTCCCTCAAGCACGATCCGGTTTCCCTTTCTGAAATATTTTTCGATAAATTCAGCCGTCTTTCCAAATGCTACTATGCGGGGAAAATCTGCGCTCTGCTCCCCATCTTTTTTATACCTGCGGTCAACTGCTACGCTGAATTTGGCTACCGTGGTACCCGAATCCGAATAACGCACATCCGGATCGTCGGTTAAGCGCCCGATCAAAATTACTCTGTTCATTTGTCCCCTCCTTATAATTCATATTCCAATCCCTTATCCGCCACGTAGACCGGACACGTCACCAATTCCTCTATCTCTCGCCGGAATCCTCCTTCGTCGCTTGTCTGGTCGGACAAGTGCATCAGACAGACCGATTTCAGATCTTTGCTCTGATTGGCCCGGATAAAGTCTTTGCAGGTCTCTAACTCCATGTGAGTCATCCTCACGCGGTCCCTCAATCCCTCATGGTAGGCACTCCGTATCAGGCGCACACTGTAGTTACATTCAATCATGATGTGGTTCAAGCTTTTGAACCGATATTTTACGTACTCGGTATCGGTTGCAAAAAGCAGCCGCCCCATTTCCCTGTGGGAAATCAGAAAGCCATAGCAGGGAACGTCATGCACCTGATCAAAAACTTTGACCGTAAACGGCAAGAACCCAGCCGTAAGAGGATATGACAATGCATCTATGCCGGACTCATGCCACGGCCTCAAAACCGGTATGCCTGCTTGCAAATATTGATTGATATACGCGGCGTGATCTCCGTGTTCGTGGGTCACTATCACACCGTGAATTTTGTCAACATCGAAGTTCAGCGCCTTTTTCACCTCTCTGAATGGCACCCCAGCCTCTATGACCAAACACTCCGCTTCGTTATGTAACAGATAGCAGTTTCCAGACGAGCCGCTTCCTAATATTGTTAACTTCATAATTGCGATTCCTCTCTATACCTCCAGATAAATCCGCCTGCACTTCTTTTTCTTCCTTTGCAGCAAGCTGTTATGCTTTGATGTGCAATATTTAATTTTCTAGAAGCCTGCCTCGCTCCATCAAACTCCATAATTAATTCATCATGTTTACTGAATTGTCTTATAGGCTTCCCGTTTTTCTTTCCTATTGCTACATAATCATGCTTCAAAACAGTTTTTGCCCAGTTGATATTTGCAGTTCTTCTCTCCCAATCCGTATTTGCCACAGATCGTAATCTAGCGGTTCCGTAATTCGAATTAGCTCGATGTGACATCCATTCTAGATTCTTAACGTGCGGATTGCATTTGTCTTCATCCTTATGATTAACCTCTGGAAGGTTTTTCGGATTCGGAATAAACGCTATTGCAACTAGCCGATGGACGGGGAATTGCTTTCCATCCCCCGCTCTATATAGGACTACAACCAAGTAGCCATCGGACCTAATTGCAGGCTTCAAAATCTTTTCATTTATTCTACGACCAACAGAGTCTAATCTTTTTAAGCTTTTAACCTTTCCACATGTAGAAACTTGATACAATCCCTCATAATTTTCAACGTCCTTCCATGTTTCAATGTCTGTTACTTTCATGCGCTCTCCTTAAAATGGGTCTTTTTCCTCGGTCACTTCTTCGGCTGGCTCCGGTGCTGCTGGTGTCGTTGGTGTCGCATCCGCTGCCGGTGCCTGATCATCCTCGACAAAATCAACGCTGTTTGCATTTTCTTCAATCGTAACCGCCACTTGTTCGGCTACGACATCCAAAGTGTCATTGGATTCCGTGTCGTTATACGCCTCCAGGAACTCATGTCCCATCAATGAACTGTCGTCAGTGGAATTGATCAGTTTTTTACAGGCCCGGTTCAGCACCGTTTTTTTCGCCATTTCTTCCGTGAAATTAGTATGTGTTTTGGAGTCATAGCCACCCTTTTCTGCTGCTTGCCATGATCTTCCCTGCGCCCATGCCTTTTTCAGTTGATTAATATTCATGATTTCAATAATCTTCTGATTTTCAGTCCTAACAATGGCATATGCACCCCCAATATTGGTATTATCCATATTGTCCAATTTCTGCTCGTGCTTCGTAATGACGGTTTCGCCTGTGTCCAAATCGAAAGAGTATTCAAAGGTATCGCCCTTATAGATAATGTTCGCCACCGGCTCCCCAATTACATTAGTAACCCTTTTAAGGATCGCCAGCGTGCCGAAGTAAGACGGAACCAATGAACACTTTTTCCCGTACGCAACGAAATAGCATTGCTTTTTGATGGGATTAAGTCCCTGTGTCGCCATCTGCATCAGTGATTGGACAACGGAATCTTGGGTACAGACAGACAATAACGGCTTCCCCTCTTTGTTTTCCGCTTCCCGCAACATCAAAAATGCGGACTGCATTGCATTTGTAATGCTGTAGTTGACTGGAAACTTAAGTCCTTTTTCCTTCTTTTTGTCCAGCTCCCCGACCACGTAGTCGATACCAGCTTGGGTGATTCCCATCTTGACTTCCTGTATCTCATTTGCCATCTTCCTATACCTCAACTTTCAATTTTTCGTCTTCGGACACTATTAATAAAATTAACTGACCGGCCACATCCGGGATATTAAAGCCATTAATAGACTCCGCGTTGTCAACAAAGATCGGGGCAGTCGTGCCATAAATGTCTTGCAAGGCGATTATAATATCCAGTCCGGCGACTGTTTTAAATGCAAAACTCAAAGATTCAAAAGGCACACCGTAAATCGTGCACTCACAGGTTTCCTTGCACCCGCCATTCAGCTGATCTTCAAACAACCGGAAGTTAACCAACTTGAATTTTTCATTGATCCGGGTGGACAGCATATCCATTTTGGCCCTTGTGAACTCTTCCAAAAGAAACAAGCCTTTTTCCTGATTGGCAATTTTCTGCGCTACAGATCGCTGTTCTTGTTGTAGCTCTGCAATGCGATCCTTAACCCGCTGATTATTGTCTTTTCCGGCAAGAATGGTCTTGACGCTATCCAGTTCTGCCACTAAGCCAGCTTTTTGCCGTCTGATCTGATCAAGATAGCCCGAACCGCTTTCCATGTCCTTGGCTCTCGCCTGTAGCTGCATAACCTCTTCCCACAAGACCAGATACTCGCCATTCGTGGTTAAATCCACCTCCTGCGGCAAGGCTCCAAGCTCTTTCATGGCTGCCGTTTTTAGGGCATTCTGTTTGATCTTGTCAGCCTTGCATTCTTCCAGCTGCCCTTGTAACTCTTTGATGTCCGATTCCAGTGTGAGGATGTCGGCAGCAACCTTCTTGCCAGTACTCACAGTATCGTCGATAGATTTCTGTTTGCTTTCGCGGAATTCCGCAACCTTTTCTTCTTGCTGATCGGCAGGAAGGACTTGGCCGCACGTGGGACAGTTACAATCATTGATGTCCATGTCAATAGCCGCTGTTTCTTTGTACTTTTTGAGCAATGACTCCTTAAGCGTCCTGTATCCATCAATAAGCTGGTTCTTGTGCTGTATGTCGTTCTCAATTTCGGTCTGGAACCTAAATGCCCGCGTAAATACCGCCTCTGCGCCGTCTATCCGCTTTTGGATTTCCCGGCGCTGATTGATCAACGTTTCATTTTCCCGCCGCTGGAGTTCCCCTATTTCGGACTGCTTGCAGACAATGTCCCGCTGGAGGTTTTCCATGGCCTCGCCGACCTTAGACGCGTCAGCCTCCTGACTCTCCAACTCCTTGATCTGGCTTTCCAAATCTGTTTTTTGGGCTTCGCATGCCGCAAAGTCGGCATCCACCAGGCCCTTGTTGGCTTCGTCGATTCGTGCCGGCAGTTCTGCCTGTTTCTTGTTCAGTTCTTTCAGCGCCTTTTTTGTTTTGGCGGTCAAGTCATCTACGGACGCATCTTTTAACATCGGCGCCAGCGCGGCAAACTTTTCGTCGGTTTCAGCCACATCCAGATCGGTCACATTCGAAACCAGTTTCAGCAGAATATCTCGTTGATCTTTCCATTTCAAGGAGGTGAACGCCCGTGGACTGGTTATTAGCTTGAAAAGCTCCTCATTAATCAACTCGCTTATGTACGCCTTGTAATCCTTCTCGGATTTGGGAATTTCGTTGACTTCATAGCTGTTAATATTGCCCTGAAGCTCTGTCACATCACTCCCGCGCTTCTTTACCCAATTCTGTTCTTGGGTCTTGGTCAATATGATTTCTCGCCCATCGACATCCAAGGAAGCCACGACCTTAATAACAACATTATTGATGACTTTGCCGTCCGTGTCGTTTGGACGGATACTAAAATCTGCCCTACCCAGACTGTCTTTGCCGAATAACAGCCACATGAAACCGTCCATGATGGTCGTTTTGCCCGTGGCGTTTTGACCAAAAATATATGTCCTGTCCTGGAAATTCACGGTCAATTCCCTGATGCCTTTGAAATTTTCAATACGTATTTCTTTCAGTTTTATATTCATTTATTCATCCCTCCTTATCGAAAACCACGCGCTTAGACGCGTTCAGAATTAATATAGACGCCAATTCCTTCATCGGCAGCGTTGATTCATTGTAGATGTCCACCAGCGCGTTGTATGCCTCTTCTGACACGCGGATCACCTGCTGTCCCTGTACCGGCTCCTTTTTTCTGGCCGGTATTCTGATAACGGCATCGTTTATGGCTGAAATTTTTGCCGCCAGCTCTTCCAGATCAATTCCCATCTTGACAATCCTCCTTAAATCCCCCATAATAAGGGATGACAGTATAATTATTTATTCGATTCCCCGGCTGACTCCGCAGCTGGGGTTTTGCTTTTGCCATGGCGCATGTTGAACAGTATGCTAAACAGTTCTGCCACCTCTTCTGCTGTATAGGCTGTGCCGGGATTGTGCTCTACATGGCTCCAAATCCATCCCGCGATATTGCAAAATGCCGTGCCAAAATCTTCACCGGCAAGTAGTGCTGCGTAATCCAGGGCGGTCAGCCTTATTACTTTCTTTCCCATTGTTGTCACCTCTCTTTGCAGATTTTAATTTAGTTGCTTAATGTTCCATTCTTCTTTTAATTCTTCCAAGTCTCTCCCTGTCGGATACCCTTCCGGCGGCACAGGGCAATCTGGATTATTGCATTTAATCATATATTTTGTTCCACCACTTGCCCATCTTTCAACCACTGCGTTTTTTCCGCAAAGCCGACACGGTGTTAACACAAATTTGCCCACTCTTTCAAACCTCCTTAAATGTTAGTTTATCTTGACGGTAATGGGCGACATTACTTCCAGCCTATCCCCCAAGTCATCCGCAGATATATCCCCATCCACAGCCACATTATAATCTTTGATTGTGGCGGCTGAAAATGCTCTGCAGAACTGAATCAAGTGCGGCGGCAACACTCCGACCACCACCTTGTCCCTAATGTCATCAGCGGATACGGATGCCGTTATAACAGGTGCTCCTGGGTGCATGCCAGACAAAATATCTATAGTGGCCTTGTGCTGCGTTACTATCAATAATTCGTCCGGGCCATATGTGTCAAGGCCGGGGGCCGTAAATACAGATACGTGATTAACATCCAGGTCAGCTTCGATAATCTCACTTGTGTTCCCGAAGATTGTACCGCGCGGTATGATAGGAGCAAAATATTCGCCGATGCCGTAAATATGCAGCATGACCGCCGCTGGTAACGTGGATATAACAGCCTGATTTCCAGTTTTGTTTCCCATGTCTTCGAGTTCCTTAAATGCCGGAAATCCAAATACTGTGATGTTGCAAGTTCTGGTAATTTCGTTAAGTTTCATTGTCTTCTCTCCTTTTTTATTTATTGATTACTTCCGGCTCCCTCTCCGGCCGCACACGGGCGGGATTAGTCCGCACCACAAATGGATTCAGCGCGCCGTCTTTGATGATGTGGCAGTACTCCGAATCGATTTTCTTATTTTCTTGCTCCAAAGTCACGGTTTCCTCCAATCACATTGCCCAAATCATCCATCTCGTCCCACAAATAGCGGCCTTTGCCGCTGTTCCGCCATTGTCCCATGCCCCTCAACGCTCCGTAGTCAAGCCACTCCCTCACAGCATTGATATGCGCATCACACAGGCACGAGATCGTAAAATCGATGTAGGCACCCGCCGGAATAGTCTCGCTGTTTGCTAAGGCAATTCGTTCGCCCTGCGCTGTCTGCCCTCTTAGCGGACGCTGGCAGTTTCCGATTTCTCCGGTAAAAACGATTGGTATCATCCGCTCTTTCACAAAAATCAATCCATCAATTTCCTTCTTATATGCCTTGATTTTCGACGATGCCGAATTTGGCACTTTTCGCAAGCAACCACAAGCATCTTTAAAAAATCCCTTTACCTGATAATCCCACATAATGGGATGCCCTTCTTTGTTGCGCGGGAAGATGGTCATTGATTTTTCAATCACTTCATCAACTCCGATTGCTGCTACTTCTTCGGCCCGTGTCGGTGCGTCAGGTGCGTTAGATGCAATGAATGTGCTGTGAATCTCCGGATCACTGCTTGCCGTTCCCAAAATCTCCTCCGTAAATGTTATTCTTACTTTCAATTCCTTCATTTCTTCTCTCCTCTTCTTTGTTGATATTTTAGTTTTTGAATACTGTGCTGTACCTTTGCGTTGTTGTGCTTAGCTCTTCCTTTGCCAATCGGTGCATAGCTTCGCCTTTGCTGTGCTTTGTAACGCTTCGCTTGACTCTTCCCTCACTATTCCCCGCCTCGCTTTGCCCTCGCCGTGCGTTCCTTTGCTACGCTTTTCGCTACCTTTGCATTTCTATGTAGCGCCCCGCTTCACCATTGCCGCGCCATTCCCACCGTGGCCCCGCCTTGCCGTTGCTATCCACAGCCACGCATTTCCCTTGCCTCGCGCTTCTCCACCATGCTTTGCCTATCCATTGCTATGCTCTGAACCTCATTGCCTTACCATTGCTATCCACGCCCAGCGATGCTCTGCCTATACCCTGCTACCCACAGCTTCGCCACTCCTTTGCAATGCCTCGCCATGCTCTGCTTCGCCCTTGCCATGCTCCGCCATGTTATTCTGCGCTATGCCTTTGCAACGCGCTGCGTTTCCCTTGCAATGTCACCCTTCGCCTTGCCTTCGCTAATCAATGCCCCGTAACGCCTTGCTCTGCCATTGCTAAGCGTTGTGTCGCGCAGCTTTGCCATCGCATCTCATTGCGTTGCCATTCCCTTGCTAATCACCGCATTACCCTCCTGCATCCGGCAACTCTAAACCGGTGCGTTCGTAAAAATATTTCCGTGATATCCGTCCGGCCACAACGTAAAAGCCTTTCGCCGTCAATTCCTCGTTGAACTGCTTAATGATCTTATAAGCCGTATTCGGTGATACGTTCATCAGTTCCGCGACCTCTGTCGCCCGCATGATTGGTGATGGCATAATGTCACCTCCTTATCCAACTTTCTTATCTTCCTGCTTCGTTGCTAATTGCGCATCCCGCAATGCATTAAGGTATACGCGGGCCATCCTTTTTGCATCTTCGCCGAGAATTTCAAATATTTCCGCTAATTCTCTAGCTTCTGTCAAATCCTTATCGGTCAAGCTTGACATGTGTTCACCTCGCTTTCTTTGTTGCTATGTGATTATTATATATCTCCTGGATTAATTTGTCAATACATTATTTGTATTTTTTTGTTGCATTGTGATATTATTTATGTTATGATATTTATGGAGGTGATTATATTGAATAGTAGCGAGAAATTAAAGATAATAAGACGGGAATTAGATTTGAAACAAGGTGATTTTGCCGAAAGAATATCCACAACGCAAGGACATATATCTGATATCGAAAACGGAAGAAAAATGTTATCGGATAGAACGATAAAGCTTATATGTCTTGAATTTGGAATTAATGAAGAATGGCTCCGGAATGGCCATGGAGAAATGTTTGCAAAGATTCCGCAGGAAGACGAATATTTTAAGGCCGCTACACAAATATTGAAAAATGGTGATGATCTGATCATGAGTATGATAGTTGAATATTGGAAGCTGGACGAAAGCAGCAAGGAAACGTTCAGAAAATATATACGATCAGTGGCCGGCAGCGTAAAAAAAGAGCAAGATTAATTTCTTGCTCTCGGCTGTACCTATTCAATTAGGTTTTTAATTACTGTAAATATTTGTACCAATACAGTTTTATCATTGATCGTTTTAATCATCGTAATGATTAGTTTTTGATATTCCTTAATTGACATATGTATTCTCCCTCCTTGTCAATATGACACTTTACAGTTTTGCCAATGTGTCTATTATATCCTTGTGATGGCGCTATGTCAATGAAAACAAGAACATGAGTTCGACTTTTTTCAAACTTATTCGACAAACAGAAAAGGAGGTAATTATAATTATGAAAAGAAAGATTAAGAAAATATTTGCAACTGGGCTTGTAATTTTATTCGTATCAACAATGCCAGCCATGGCATACACGAACGACACCACTCCATTTGAATTTATGACAGGAAATAACATTGATATACATGTCGGCGACAATGCTGATTTAATCCTTGCCAAACTCGGCGAACCTAAATCGTCTGGTAAGATCGGAAGCGGTGATGAGGCATGGTATTATGATTACGATAACTATGTTATATACACATCAAAACCGGGCAAAGGAAAAGAAACGGTAACAGGGGTTGATATCGCCGGAAGTGGCGAACAGACAAAAGAAGGACTTGGGATTAACTCAACAGAAGCCGAAATGTCAAAAAGATATGGAAACAAGGGTGATTCCAAATATAACAAAAATATCGATGCAACAACATATACATACAAAAAAGGCGATAGCATTTTGGATGTCATTATCAATTGTTACAACAAAGTAATACGCATATCTTATAGATAACAAAAACCGCCCCTGCTGCAAACAGGAACGGCTTTCACATAGATTTCTCTCGCCGGACGCACCGGAAGAAGATATAACCCTTATCGGTTAAATTATATCATTTCTGGGGCAAACTGGCAAGAGTACATTTTATATACCTAAATTTAAGGAGGAATGACATTATGCCATGCTACAAAGATGAAGCCAGGAAAACCTGGTACTGCAAATTTTCATACACCGATTGGACGGGAAAACAGCGGCAGAAGTTAAAGCGCGGTTTCCCATCGAAGAAAGAAGCTGCCGCTTGGGAGCGTAATTTTTTAGAACGGCAGCAAGGAAGCCCTGACATGACCTTCGGAACCCTCTGTGCGCTCTATGTGGAGGATATCACCTTGCATATTAGGGCATCCACGGTCAAGGGCAAGACAGGCCGTATTAAGAATCATATACTGCCATACTTCGAGGATAAGCGTGCAAACGAAATAACAACCGCCGATATCCGGAAATGGCAGGGAATTATTATAACAAAGGAATTCAGTCCAACATACCAACGGCTGATAAACAGG